TAGAAAAGACCTTCACTAACAAAAGTAGAAGAACAGAAGTAGTAAGACATGGAACTGATGAAGCGGCATTGTATGTAGAACTTGATGATGGGTTAGAGGTAAACAGAAGAATTAGAAGTGATAAAGCAGATTATCTAAAAATAAGAAAGGCTGATGAAGGAGTACCATCTACAGAAAAGTTTCTTAGGGATTTAGTAAATGGAAATATATTTAGGCCTTTAGATTGGGTAAATCTTTCAGTGAAAGAGCAGACTAAATCACTTCTTAGCATGTTAGAAATAGGCTGGAGTAAAGAAGATATCATTAATTGGTTTGGTGAGCTCACTGACAATATAGACTATACAGAGCACATACTTATTATTTTAAAAGCCATAGAAACTAAATATTACAATGATCGTGCAGAAGTTAATAGAGAGATTAAGGAATTAGAAGCTAGGATTAAATCAATAGTGGATGATTTACCACCTGAATATGATGGCGAAGAATGGAAAGATGTGAATGTCCAAGAGTATTACTCTAAGGTAAAAGAAGCACAAGATATTAATAAATGGATATCAGAAGCTAAAGGACTTCAAGAAAGCTATAACTCTAAAGTTGAGAGCATAAAAGCAAATGGTGAAAATGAAATGTCGAAAATTACTCTTAAGTATAAGTCAGAATCACAGGACATAAAGGACATTATAGATTTATCTAAAAACAGAATTGAGAAAGCTAAAGAGTACATTAGCAGTGCTAATGAAAAGGTAGAAATTGAATTATCTAAACTAGATAACGAGTTAGAAGCAGAGTATCAGGAATTACTTCAAAGATATGCTGAAAAGAAGGATTTAAAGAAAAGAGAAATACTTTCACAAGCAGAAGAACAAAAGGATCTTATAGGAATTAATGAAAATAAAATAGCCGCTAAGGAACAGGAACTTCTTGGACTTGATGAAAAAGAAGCTTTAGAGAAAAAAGCTATTGATGAAAAGATTGAAGCTTTAATAGAAAAAGAAAAAACAAGAATAGGTAAGGCATCTAAATACCTAGAGGAACATGAGGAAATAGATGTTGAACCATTACAAGAAGAAGCTAACAAAGTACAAGAAATGGTTTCTTATCTTCGTGAATGGAATAGGATATCTGAAATTAGAGATAACCAACTAGCACCTAAAGAACAGTATTCTGGATTACTTACAGAAAGAATTAATAAAGCTAGGAATCTACCAGGAGAACTACTTAAAACTGCTAAGATGCCAATAGAAGGAATAAGTGTTGATGAAAATGGCTTAGTAAGAATTAATGGAACTTTAATAGATGGTTTAAGCGAAGGCGAAAAGCTTGAATTAGCAATTAATGTAGCAAAGGCACAGTGTGGTGAATTAAAAGTTATTTGTATTGATAAGTGGGAATACCTTGATAAAAAATCGCAAGGGAAATTACTAAATGAAATGTGTAACGATGATTATCAATATTTCATAACTGAAGTTTATTCTACTGAAAATGGAGAAATTGAGGTTGAAAAAATTGGGTAGTAATAAAAAAGTTTGTGAAATGTGTGGTTCAACAGAAAAAGTATTCTTTTTTAGAAGAAAAATGTATTTATGTGAAAAGCATTATGCACAAATGGCGAGAAAAGAAAAATGTGATATTAGAAAATCTATAAAAGTTCAAGACTTAGAAAATGAAACTTGGGAAGATATAAAAGGCTATGAGGGTTTGTATCAAATAAGTAATTTGGGTAGAGTTAAAAGTTTACCTAAATTTTATCAGGGTGAAAAGATACTTAAGTCAAGAGAGGATAAGTATGGATACCTTTATATAAATCTTATTAAGAACAAAGTAAAAAAGTCATATAAAATTCATAGGTTAGTTGCAACAGCATTTATATCAAACAATAATAATTATCCATGTGTCAATCATAAGGATGAAAATAAATTGAATAACAATGTAGATAATCTTGAATGGTGTACGGTTACCTATAATAACAGATATGGAAATAGAATTATTAAAGCTGCTAATAAGAATAGAGGTAGAAAGAACACTGAGGCTTCTAAGAAAAACATTAGTATAGCAATTAGAAAGAAGAAAAATAAAGAAAAAATAGGGGAGGTAAGCTAGGTGGAACTAAAGATAACAGGTGAAGGTAAAGTTAAATTCATAGAAAATAAAGATTTGTTTACATCTGCAGAAGTTGTTTTTGATACTAGAGAAGATAGTGAAGATAGAACCAAATGGCTTTCTCAAAGAACTAATTCTATAGGTGGTTCAGAAATAGGAGCTATAGCTGGATTTAGTAAGTATGCATCACCATTAACAGTATTCAATGACAAATTAGGGTTAGTAGAAAAATTTAAGGGTAATGTCCATACTCAATTTGGAAACAGAATGGAACCACTTATAAGGGAGTGGGTTCAAGAAGATTTTAAGAAAGAAACAGAGATTGAGCTAACAACCTATGAGTATCCTTACATGATGGTAGATAAAGAAATACCTTACTTCTCAGCTAATATTGATGGTATTGGAGTCTTATCTAAAGAGTGGAGACATAGAGAGAATAGAGATACTGGAGAGTATTGGAGCATTGAAGCAAATGAGTTATTTGGACTAGAAATAAAAACAGGTTCGGAGTTCCTTAAAAATATGTGGGCAGGTGAAGAAGTTCCGGATAGCTATTATCTGCAGTGTCAGTGGTACATGGGAGTTACAGGGCTTAAAAACTTCTTAATCATTTATATGCTAGGAAAAGAAATCAAGTGGAAAGTAGTACCTAGAAATGATGATGATATAACTGCATTGAGAAATGTAGGTAAAAGTTTTTGGGAGAATAATATAATACCTAAGATACCACCGGAGCCTATAGGAATCCACACAGAAACAGAGCAGATTGCAGAACAACAGGACCTAAGGGATGAAGACATTAGTTTACAGAGAGGACTTCTATCTAAATACAAAGATTTAGGAGAAAAAATTAAAGAACTAGAACAAGAACGTGAAAAAGCAAAACAAGAGATATTCTTAGCTATGGGAAATGCAAAGAAAGGTTATGACGGAAGTTATAAGATTTCAAGGTTTACGGTTAAAAAAGATAAGACAGACCTTAAACTTTTAAAGCAAAAGTATCCAGTTACTTACGAATCAATAGTAAATGGGGTAACTGAATATATAAACCTTAGAATAACAGAAATTAAGTAGGAGGGAAAGCAATGGCAAATGCAAATGGTGGCTTAATGGCTAGCCAAAACAAAAGTCAAAACGTACAAATTACACCACAAAAAAGAATGAGGAATGAATTAGAGAAAATGTTGCCTGAAATTAAAAAAGCAGTAGGAAAGGCAATGACGCCTGAGAGATTTTCAAGAATAGCATTAAGTCTTTTTAATGGCAACCCAGTATTTTGGGAAGCTGATACAACAACATTTTTAAGTGCATTAATGCAAAGTGCTCAATGTGGATTAGAACCCAATACAGTACTTGGTGAAGCTTATGTAATACCTTATAGAAATAATAAACAAGGTATAGTTGAAGTTAACTTCCAGGTAGGGTACAAAGGCATACTTAAGATGGCATTTAATACTGGAGAGTATGAAGCAATATATGCGCATGAAGTAAGAGAAGGTGATGAATTTAGCTATGAATATGGACTTCATAAGAACTTAGTTCATAAACCTGCAGATGTACCAAGCGAAAAAGTAACTCATTATTACGCAGTATACAAATTGAAAAATGGTGGATTTGACTTTGTTGTATGGTCCAAAGAAAGAGTAGAACAACATGCAAAAGATTTCTCTAAAAACTATATGTATAAAGGTCAAATTAATCAAAACTCAGTTTGGGCAAAAAACTTTGATTCTATGGCAAAGAAAACAGTATTAATAGATGTTCTTAAGTTTGCACCTAAGAGTGTTGAAATGGCAAAGGCTCTAGATTTAGATTATAAATCAGAAGCTAAAGAGGAAAAGTTAAATAATTTTAGCTTTGTAGATGTAGATCCTATTCAAACAACAACTGAATATGAAAATGCAGATATCGTAAATGAAAATATTGTTCAAGAAGATATGTTTAAAGGCACACCATTTGAAGAAAGTTAGGTGAATATATGAGTAGAAAAATATGGCTTATGTATATTGAAAAAGATAAATTAGCACCAGTAAAAGCTAAAAGTTTTAACACCATTGAAGAGGTCGAAAGCTATATGACAGAGCATAAAGAAAAACTAAATTACTTAGATATAGCTAAAAGTATTCAAAGTGTTTGCTAA